GCATCATACTCTCAATTTGTTTATTAATTCGATCGGTGGTCTTGTAAAGGTCTTCCAGCATCATGTACTGCTCAGAATCCGCGGGCAAACTACCCAAGAGGCCCCGAGGCCATTTGATCCTAAATTCGCTGTTCATTTCCAAATCTTTTTGCATCAATTCTATCTGAGTTGTGACACGGTTTTGCGTCTCAATCAAACCAAAATAAGCCCAGGTCCCAATTGCCACCATGGTGATCAATGAGGCAACCGTCTTGAATGGCATCTGAACTGATGCTTCTTCTGAAAATTTGAGAGGTTTACCCATAGACTCCACAACAACTCAATTTTTCCATAAAAAAATAGTGATACACAGTGAAGCCTATTACAGTTCCGATGCTCATTCCTATAAATAACGTCACATACTTTATCATACACATTTAGAAAAGTGCAGATAAAATAAGTACGCAATTGCTGCTACTACTATCACCTGATATTCCAGGTTGTTCCTAGCTATAAATTTACGTAATTTTTTTTCCATTGTTTATTCCTTTTGATTCACATCTCCCCAAATAATTTTATATTTTAATTTTCCGCCATCGTCCCCCTGAGTATGATCAGTGGGTTCTTCAATTTGGATAACATGTTTTACGCCATCACATCCCATAGTAAAAAGTACAAGTAAAATAATAATTAGAGAAGATACTAGATATTTCATCCATCTAGTTTCCCTGCTTCTTATTTTTCTTGCGCTTCTTTTTGCCCTTAAGATTTTTAAAGTTCTGTACCTCATCTTCTATTATCTCCACTTTGGTTTTAATTAGAACCATATCTTGTGAAAGAGAGAACGTACGTTGAAGTGTCCATCCTCCGAGCGCTAATAAAATAGCGAGTAGTGCCGTGATTAACTTTTCGTTCATCCTAGCTACAATTGTTTTTATCTATATCCGCTGGTTGTTCACCAGAGAATACCCAAAACCAAGAAGAGATCTTTGTTCCCTCTTGAGTATAGGTACATTTTTTACCTACCGAGCAGGCGCTTAATGCAAAGAGTAGTGCAAGCACTAAAAATAATTTATTCATTTGTTTCCTCTGTTTTGTTTTCTTCGTCTTTTACTTGACAACACTCTCCGTTGTCTTCTTTTTCTTTTGAGTGCGTACCACAACATTTTTTTGGATCTATTGGCACGTTTCACACTCTTCATGTTCACAATTCATACAATTACAGACTCCATACATATCACCATGTTCTTTCAAAGAACAGTGGCAATCGCAGTTACAATTTTTACATTTTGTCATCTTTTACTTCTTCAATGTCATAGAAGAATCTATCTGAATCTTCTGTTTTCCATTTACTATCATCTTCTACATTCCACTCAGTAGTCTGAGTCTTCCAGTCCCGAGGAATTTCATTCCTCACGGTAAAGGATGGAATGCTCCAGATAATTCTATTGTTTGGCTGAGCCGCATAGTTTCCGTTCTCCAGGGCTATGATGTGTGCGCACTTATGTTCTTGCGGGATCTCCGAATGATCAGTGTCGACTATATTACTCTCTGGATGGCCCCAGTCAACCGTAAAAAGATACGCTCCTGGATACCACTTCTTATCTTTTCCTATGAATTTACAGGACTGACCGTCCAAGACATCAAAAGAAGTAACGCTAGGATAGTAACTAAAGCAATTCCATAGCTCCAACTCGTCAAGTCGCATCCTAGGAACTTCTTTAACATCAAAGCCTTTTTGTATGAATGCAGAGATTGGCAAACGGTAGAATATAGCTCCGTTTTCCATAATTGCATGAAAGAGTATCGGACGCCCTGTAATCGATGCAAACCCAAAGAGTAAGCAGTCTTCCACTTCTCCATGATGCTCTTTAAGGTCATATAGATATTCTCTTCTTACCTGCGCATACGTGGCAGGAATGTTTGCGTTCAAGTAAGCCATGCAACATACAATCCTACGTTGCTAAAAAATAAATGGCAACAATCACTATCGCTATCGCGACAGATATTTTTGGATTAGCTTTTGCTAATGTCCAAAGTTGTTTCACTTTTTCCATATTTCCTCCTATTTTATTTCACCCCAGCTATCGCCTGATTCATAGTCTACTTTGTTAGGAATTTCAAGGTCTACGGCATTCTCCATTATCTTCTTTATCTTATTTCCATCCTTTTTATCCTTGATTGATATATCTAATTCATCATGGACTTGTATATGTGGAATAATTCCTTCTTTATGTAAATCAATCATGGCTTTTTTTGTCATGTCGGCGGCGCTTCCTTGAATTAATTTATTTAATGCTTTGTAGGTATAGGCGCGTTGTATTCCTGGTCCGTGTTCCGCGAGCGCGGCATCCCGCCTCAAGGCTTTGTGGATACCAAATTGAATGGGCTCCCATAAATGAAATCGACATAATCGTCCCAGTAAAGTTCGTATTTGTCCACGATCCTGGGCCCTACGCATAACTCCTTTTAGTAATTGATTCACAAATGGAACTTCTGTATTATATTTACCCAAAAGTTCTTCAGCTTTTTCTTTACTTACACCCAATTGAGCCTGTAATTTATTTTTACCCATTCCATAAAATAATCCTAAGTTAATTGTTTTTGCTTGACGTCTCGGAATATCGGCCATGTCTGCTACAATTTTATGAAAATCTACTTTTTCTTCTTTATAAGCGTCTGCAATTTTATCTACTCCATATAATTTTTGTAGTAGAGCATAATGAACCACGAGACGTGGCTCCTGCTGATTGTAATCAAAACAACCCCAGAGGTGATCTTTTTCAGGTATAAATATTCTACGAATGATTGGTCCGAGGTCCTTGTTCCGTGCAGGAATCTGCTGGAGATTTGGATTTTGATAACTGAACCGTCCTGTGATGGTTCCACCACTATCACCACGGAGCTGATTAATGTCAGCATGAATTCTGCCATTATGAACGTGTTTAAGAATCGTATCAATAAATGTGGTGTGAGCTTTATTAATCTCACGAGCCTCGGCAATTTTCTTAACAATAGGATGGGTATGATTAGCTAAGAAATTTTTAGTAAAACTTGGTGCTTTAGTTTTAATCGTACGGTCATAGGGTTCTTTTAATTTATCAAAAACCATAGCGATAGAAGCTGCGGCCCAGATTTGTACATTAATCCCTGTTTCTTTTTTAATTTCTTGTAGAAGATTTTTTTCTTCATCTTCCATCATCTTCTTGAGTTTTATTGCTTCGTCTGTATTAACCCTTACTCCTTTAAATCTCATATCAATTAAACAGGGTGTAAGAGAAGTTTCTAAATCAAATATACTCCAAATATCTTGTACTTGGAGTTCATGTTTGCATGCTTGCCATAATTTTAATGTTAATTCTGCGTCTTTTTCTGCATATTCTCCAACATAAAGAGCTGGAAGTTTATACATTTCTTGTTTAGGATCTATACCCCATGATTTGGCTGCGTCTTGTAGAGCGTATTCATTTTTAGATTCATGAATGTAATCCTTACAAATTGAATTTAAGTCATAACGACCTCGATTCTCATCGATCAAAGAAGTAGCAATCATGGTATCAATAATACGACCATTGATTTTAAATCCCATAGCACGAAGCCAACAGACATCATACATGGCATTATGGAAAATTTTGTCGGCGTCAGTGAGTAAGACTTCTTTTAGCCATTTAAGAACTGTTTTCTTATCCATATTGCCCCCACCTTCATGAGCTATTGGATAATACCCAGCCCATCCTTCGATAGCGACAGCGATTCCGGTAACGTGTCCTCTCCCCACAACAGAGCCTGATCCATGTGTTTTTAATTGAGGATCTTTAGTTTCTAAGTCTATGGCAATTTCTTTGCGGTCTCTTAAATCTGGAAATTTAGTTGGTGGAAGCCATTCGGTTTGAGGAGTAAATAATGGTTTTTTATCCATAATCTCTTTCTATAATCATATCTATAAAATGTTTTGCTTTATCCAAGTCTTCCTTTCCTCCTTTATAGGGGTGTCTACAGATATATTTAATAACATTTCCCTCAGGAAAAAGCAATTTGTTCTCAATTACAAACTTACTAGGTTGAATCTTCATCTTTCGATAGTGTGTACCTCCAATTTGTTTATCGTATGCGCTCATGTAAGTATGAAATAAAGTTTAATGCCAAAATAAAAAGTCATCATTGATAATAAGACAAGTTCACTGGTGATAGAATGAGGTGTCATATAC